AAATTACGAAAATGGCTGTATTCTACGCTCCGTTCGTAATTCTTATTGTAATCTTTATAAGCCTCGTCATATCACAATCTATGGACTGTACATACACGTCCATATTTAATTTTCTGCCCACATTCGGCCTTACACATCGGATCGTGATATTGGGGTAAAATTTGACGCATAGGCCCTCGCAAGGACTTAAGGGTAGACATGGACACCATTCCGAAAACCCTTATTCGTGCGTCCGTACAAGGCATTGTGTACCTCATTGAGTCCGCATCTGGCAAGGTATATACTTACAATCCGGAATCGCCCACATACATCGGTATGCTTGAGAAAATCCCAGATACGGAGAAGCATCTTATTTCAAAGACAAACGGATGCCTGGCGAATGCTCGAGTGAAGTATCGTGAGGATATCAAGGGAGTTATGGCGTCCTTGCGTGTGTATTCCGGCTAATCATATAGTTTTACTGTAAACTCCGTTCCTAGAACGGACTTTACAGTAAAACTTATAGATTAGCCTTGTAAAAGTTGAATGCTCGCACGCCAAGAGATTCAATCGGCAAATGGACCTAAAACACCTATTAGACAGTCATACAAGACACCGGCAACTCACACTATGGATAGAACTTACAAAAGTGTACGAAATTGAGGATTCTTTGAATACTAAAGTTCGTGCGTGGATTCTGAATGGAACCTTTTCCGAAAAAATTAAGAAGTTAGCGCCTGTTTCTCGCCCCTGTGATAGGCCATCTTCTCCTCATTACTCGTAAAGATGTATTTGTAGGTATGTTCCGTGTTATAGCTACTTACATATGTATAGATAGCCATATCGGACTGCTGTGACGTTTTTTCAGATGCGGAAATAGCGGTATTGGGGATTCCGCACGGCAAGTCCTGTGTAATAAAGATAGGCGCAGGTACGATTGCGGGAGTTGTAGGAAAGGGTCGATTGCTGATAGAATCAAATGTACACGGAGGTAACCAAGGATAGCGAATAATATGGAGTTGCTGTCCGTTTCTGTAATCGCTGATTTCTTGACGGTTTACGAATTGGTAAAATAGCCTATCTCGATATCCTGCTTTAATACGTTGATACACAATATCGTTGTAATTTTCAACCTGCTCATATGTATCCCATTGCCGGCGCATAACAAGGGTATCGCCGCGGGATTTACAGCGAACGCCTGATAGGTCGAAAAAATACTGGGTTCTTGTTATATTGAATTCCATTTACTGTGTAATGTGTTTTCTTTTTATACCGCCAGCAGGGTCTAATAGACCTCGTCCTCCTCGTGCGCAGCATCCGTCTCGTGTCCCGCAGGCTCCCTATCCTCGGGGCGGACATCGACTTCGCCGTCGTCGTAGAACTCCTCTTCGTCACCCATAACCTTGTTCGATGCCGACCCTCGGGTGAACTTGTAAACGCTGCGCACACGATATGCGTCACGCTCCTCACGCCGGCGCTCCTCACGTGCGGCCTCTGCGGCCTCCTCACGCTGCTTCTCGAGAATCGCCTCCTCCTCGACCCGCTTCTTCATAATCTCCGCAAAACTCATTTTCGGAGCCGCAGGCTTTTGCGTAGGCGCAGAGGAAAGCGCAGGAAACATCTCCTCCATCGTCTTGACCGGCGCTGCCTCTTCCTTCTTCTTCTTGAAGAGGGCACTTCCAGTCCGTGTCGTCACGATTCCTGCTTCACCGAGCGCAAGAGAAATATGAGCAGCAAACGAATTCGCCTTTACAGGAGGCGGGCCCGTAGGTTCGACGGGCTCACGCTTCGGTTTCTTTCCGAACGCCGACGACGCACGCTCGTCAAAACCGCTCTTCGATACACGACGGTCCGAACTATCAAAGGCCGACGACGCACGCTCGTCAAAACCGCCTACGGCCGTACCACGCTGATGCGCACCAAAGGCGGTCGCAGCGCTCTCGCTGAAATTGGCTACGGCAGCGCTGCGCTGCTGCGCACCAAACGCAGAAGAAGCCTGCGCATCGAATGTAGGAGTTACCCGAGGCCCAGCACGCCTCGAAAACGCAGTCTGCGCCATTGTATCGAATTCAGCACGGGTCTTATTACGGGAACCAAAGGCCGCCGAGGCCGATGGAGGAAAGGAAGTATTGCTACGGGAGGTCATCGGAGAAAGAATAGGAAGGAAAGAAAGGAAGGAAGGTAGGGTGTTCTAACTATTCTGAAAACTATGAAACCACGATAGCAAACCCGAAAGCATTCAATTTTTTGCCCATTAAGAATCGTCAAACATCATCTTCCCCTTGCCTCCCGTAATCGCAAAGACATTCCAGGATTCCGCATACAATAGCACAGACGCCTTGCGACTTATGGTGCGAGGGTCGTACGCAGTCTGAGCGAGCGTCAAGTAGATTGTTGGAAGTACAGCACGTGTTAGATTGAGTGTTCCCGCCGGCTCCCCCGTATCAAACCCGCCAAACGAAAGCGTGTAAAGTTCTTGCGGTAACTCTGTATTTACAAGATCCAGGCCCATACGGCAGTTTTTCCAATAACTCGCCACTTCACGAAACGCCGCAACGTCGGCAATGCGTATTCTGTCGATGTTTGCGATGTTGAGACGTATATTGTTAATGAATCGATTCGACAATCCGACTGCGGGTCGTAGATTCGTGCGCTGACCGGCGAGGGTTGAGGCTTCGGAACGGCAACCAAGAAGAAGACGGTCGACCGAGCCAATAAAATCTACCTCCATCGGAAACTGAAAATTTATGTTAAACGGTGGCGCCGCCGCCGTAAGTTGGTTGTCCTCAATCGTAAATTCCTGAAACTGGATAGTCTGAAACGGAAAACGAAGTGTCTGTGCTTTTAAGAACACCTGAACATCGGTTGGAACATACAGTTGCGTGGATTCGAGGCTCATATCAATACCTCGCATCGCCGTTTTGGCCAGCGTTTTCTGGGATGTATCAATCGGTCCCGTCGCCGTCGACTGAATGCGCAACGGCATTTTCCACGGATTCGGTCGAATACGCCCGTCACTCGCCACCACAATGTCTTCTAAATTCCGTAAATGGATGCGAATACGATAGCGCTGTCCACGTAATGCGACCATAGGTAATCCTGGATCACCGACAAGCTGGCTTCCCAAAATAGGTAGAGGGATGCGTAGAAGTCCAGGCGTCGCAGAGCGAGCAATACCGAGCGGACTTTCACTGTAGCTACCTACTTCCGAATTCAGGAGCAATGTTGTCGCAAATCCAGACTCCTGGCGTAGTCGCCAATCCAAATATTCGCCATACGTCTCGTGTATCAACACCTGGTCCTGATACACCTGTACGGAATCTATCATCTGATATCCGACGTTGTTACAGTATCCAAAGGTGACGCCACTCGCATCCGTTACAAGACCCGTCTTATTGGCCGCAATGGCGGAATCAGGAAGCCAGGTCGGCAACGCAACTCGTAAATAAAATTGTCGCGCTAAATCGCCACGATGATCGAGGTCAAAGTCTACCCAGTGACCCCATTCCGGGACATTACGAGGTTTCGCAACATAGATTTCTTTGGTAAAGGCCGCCGATCGTAAATACACGCTATGAAAAAACGATACAACGGGATTCGACGTAAAGAATACATCTTTTTTTCCCCGTGCTACAAGTTCGAGTAAGCCACCCGACCGACTGGTCATGCTATCTCCTTACGTAGTAGAACGGTATTTGCGGCTATGATCGCAGCAGCACCCAGTCCTTGAATCAGAGTCGGCGTTTCGTTCGAGAACAGCCAGCCGAATAGATACGCCGATAGAACACCGAAGAAACTCAATGTACTAAAGACCACTGTACTAACGTTGGGAATCAAATAGAACCGTAATGCGTAGCCGACGAATCCAATGAGCGAGTTAAATAGTATCATATTCGCAAGATTGCCTCCGCTCGTCATTAAGAGTCCTGGCCGAATGTAATTGACCAAGAGAGCCACGGCAATTCCTGCTAATAAGAGTAGCCCACTGGAGCCGTACATTTGGAACATCTTTGTCCAGGGTTCTTGCGATTCTGGCGTCGTCGTCTTATCCTTGGGAGCCTGTTTGAACCACAGATAGATACCGGTTTCCGTGGCCGCCGCCACCAAGGCCGCCACAACGCCGAGCAGCGACCAATCGGTCGGGGAAGGTTGCGCAACCAGCACGGCGCCAAAGAATGCCACTAGCAACCACGGTATACTGGACAGGGGTATGGTTTCACCAAGTAGCGCCGCCGCTCCCATCAAATTGAGGAACGGATATATGTAAAACAGACTCATCGCATTTCCGCCGGCTAGGGATTCAAAGGCGACATAACTCGAGCCCACGTGTACAAGGTTGAGTAAACCTGTTAGAGGTGATTCAGCCGTCAGAAATTGAGCAAACGCCATAGGCGTTTTTGTAGCGATGGCGCATACAAAGGCCAGCACCGTAAACACAGTCATACGAATTAACACCTGTAACACGATGCTCGCATCAACAACCTTGATCAGTGTTGGATATAGAGAGAGCGTCACTTCGGACAAAATCACGAGGAACTCGTGCGACATTCTATAAAGGCAGGTTATAATTCGCCGGAATAGGTCTAAACTTAACCATCGTAAGCAATACAATATGTCGATTGTAGTATTACCCCATCTAGGCGCATCTATACCACCCTATTTGGAGGATTGCGTTCATCAGATACGACTGTGGAACAAGGATACCTACATATTTATCATTCTTGACCCTGTACATAAAAATGTCGAGTTCTGGAATCGTCTGAAATCAAACTACGATGTTATATACCAGTATACGGACCGTTTGGAGCCCACACTCGCACATCGGCTCTTTAATATGTCGTACAAGTGCGATACAGCATTCCGTCAAGGATACTGGCGCTACGTTGTTGAACGGTTTTTCTTTGTCGAAGAGTTGATGCTGGCCTTGGATATCACTCATTGTATCGTGATGGAATACGATATTCTTATTTATACGGATTTAACGAAACTCACGACGAAATTCAAGGGCAGTTATCCTACGTGTAGAATCGCCTGCGATAATAAGATACGAGCGAGCCCTGGATTCATCTATGTACCGAATGCGGAAGAAATGGGGAAGATAACAGCCTTTATTCAACGGAATGTATCGACCGGTCTGAATGACGTAGATTTATTCGGAAAATACGCAAACGAACATCCAGAGTCCATTCATTATTTACCATTAATTACCGAAGCACGCAATAAATCCATAACTCCACGCAAATCGGCGACAGGTCATATGGATGCGAACCCGTATTATTTATCGCAAGATTCGGAACATTTCGGCGTGCTATTCGACGCAGCCGCAGTGGGGCAGTTTGTTGGAGGTTTTGATCCCCGCAATATTGGCGGACGTAAATCGGGTTCCTATGAAAACGAAACGGCGCTGTATTCCATTAAGGAAATGCCACTGGAATGGATGCGTACCAACGGATTGTGGCAACCTATGTTGGACACTAGACCCCTCGTGATGATCCATCTCCACTGTAAGTCACTCGCCTCATTCCGTTCGGACAGAGCGACAACGCCCGCCGATGATTACGAAGTTCGAGATATTTTACCAGGGCTGGTAAAGAACCAATGACGCAAACCATTTAGAGCCGGCTTAAGTCAAATAGAGTAAAATGTCATTCCCTGTTCTGAAAGCGGGTGCGGGTCTTCTCGCACAGCCATTGTCGACCGTAGTTCCAAAGGATATCGTCGGAACGGACAAACCCCGTGTATTTCTAACAACGGTTCGGATTCCTGACGAGCATATTTGGGCGAACGGCCTGTTCCAAAACGTCTATGTCATCTATAAATTGCTCGAGATTGCGGGGTACGAACCGTGGCTGATGGTGGACAACAATGAGGCCAACAAGGATGCGAAACTCCACGAACGGTTCCGTCTAACGGATTTTAAGACGTATATGATGTCACCGTTTCGTATTGTTGGATACGTTGAGATGGGGATGAGTTGCGACCCCAGTATTCGCAAGTTTTTCCGAAATATGGGCGCCAAGGTCGCCAAACTGTATCTCGGCAATATTCTGAATATTGATGTCGAGACCGTTACATTTTACAACGGCGTCAATTTCAGTCACCACGTGGCCGGTGAACTGGACGAAATCTGGGTATCGCCTCATTACGATATTCACGCCGAATATGCGGGGTCGATCAATGGACTCTGTGGGAAGACTCGGATTGCGCCTTACGTATGGGACCCGATGTTTATCCAGGAACTGGGTCATCCGTATGACGCCTCGGCATTCCACGCAGAGTCTCCACGGCAATTTGTAATTATGGAACCGAATATTAGTTTCCAAAAGTGTTCGCTCATACCCATTATGGCCATTGAATCGTATTACCGTAAATATCCTCATCGTATCGAGGTCGCCACCGTCATCAACGGGCAAAAACTAAAGGACAATGCCTATTTCCAGGATTCCGTGTTGCCGAATCTAACTATCCATGCCGCCACAAAACTACATCTTATGCCCCGTGCGCATATGATTAACGTGGCCAAAGTCTTTCGCAATGCGATTATTATCCAGCACCAGGTCAATAACGAATACAACTACAG